AAACGACAGGACAACCAGGATACTGATAAGCTAAGCTTAAAGCCTTGCATCTCAGCAACCCTTTTAATTTGTTGTCACTACTCGAAACATACTTTCCGGAAGACCATGCAAAATTGGTTAAAATTTTCGTGGCGTCGGCCACATTACACTTTTCCTCGAGGTCGAATACCAAGCCACAAAAACTGGCAGTATTTAATTCTTCATGGTATTCGATTTTAACCCTCAACCCCAGGAGAAGGAATAGTTCTGGATCTGGATCAGGTCCGCTGTAGCAAAACAGTCCGTCGTCTCCTTCAACGACAATGGCAACATCAGTACACCCAGACTCTTCACAGACGAAGAGAATGAACATAAGATTGGAAAACCCATTGCCAGCAGAAGTGTTCATTTCGCCGGACATTCTGGTTGCTAAAAGATAGACAACAAAATTTTTATATTCACAGACATTCTTGCCTTCTAGAACATTCATAATAAACCACATTTTACGTCGCATTGGATGAAATTTAAAAAGGTGCTTGTACAACTGAAATTCACAATCATTCATCATTTCTTTAGTGAAATGGCTTTCAAAAGCAGTGAAATCAGTAGCAGCATATTTACATCCAATTCGGTATAAACGCGATTTTATGTATTCAGGTCTATCCTTAACAGGGACATGTTTAATGAACTCAGGGAGTTGATAGAGGACATCTTCAACAGCCTTGAAAATGGGTCCAGCAAAACATTTAAATTCATCAACTCGAGCGTAAATCCCGCGAGCATTTTTGAATTCCCCAAAATAAGTCTCATCTTTGGGAAAACATTTTACTTTAACCATTCTAGGATCATGTTCATCAAACACACCATTCAACTTATCCCAACTCTTTTTCAAATCTTGTTTGCGCCATTCGGGATAATTTGTCCTCTCAATCCATTTTTCAAAAGAAATGTCTAAATCGGGACTAAGAGGAGTGATGTTCTTTCGGATCCAATTTTTCACAAATTTTCGGAACTTTCTACGAAACTTGCGAGAGTGCGGTGGGGGTTCAGTAGCAACCCGTTTTTCAACGCCACCAATTAGCGTGTCATTATCATTTAAATCAGGATGAGGCGAACACTCGCCGTTTAAATGAGGGCCCATCGAAACAAGTGCAGGTTTTCTCATATTTTTCTCAAAAACTCTTTTTACCTTCACTTTGTATTCTTTCTTGACCGGGCCTGGGTGGGAAAGCATAACTTCCCCTTTTCTATAACCCATCATTTTGACACGCCCGCCAAAATTGGGGCGTTCCGAAAAGGCATCGAGCCCAATCGTTGATTGTCCTGCATTGCAACAGCAAACGCAACCAGAACAGAACCGTT